GGGAACTGGCAATTAGCTTGGGATGGAATTACAGGAGTATTTGGAAATATTTTTGGTGGAATTGTTGGTATTGGTAAAGGTGTAATTAATGGAGTAATTTCAGTTATCAATATAGGAATAAGAGGCATAAATAAGCTGGCTAACATTGAAGCTCCTGATTGGATACCTTTAATAGGTGGTAAAAAATTTGGATTTAGCATACCGGAAATACCTATGTTGGCAAAAGGTGGTATAGTTCAAAAAGCTACTGTAGCAATGACTGGTGAGGCAGGAAAAGAAGCTGTTATTCCTCTTGAAAGTAGAAAGTCTAACAGGATGCTTTCAAACGTATTTTCTAATGCTATAAAAAATAAGAACTTTGGAAGTAGAGATAAAGAAGTTAGCATTACGTATCACAATACAAATGTTTTCTATGGTGATGCAGATAAAAATGAAATAAAAAAGGCAACCAAAGAAAGTTCTAAAGAATTTAAGAGAGATATGGATAATTACTTCAACGGAAAGGCTAGAGTACAATTAGCTTAGGTGGTGAAATAATGACAAAATATAAAACAATTAGTGGTGATACTTGGGACTTAATATCGTTTAAATGTTATGGAGAAGAAAAACATTCAATTAAACTAATGCAAGCTAATCCTAATTATATTAATACAGTTATATTTAGTGGAAATATTGAGCTTAATATACCGAAGATAGAAGAATCAGTATCTAGTGATTTGCCACCATGGAAGAAGGTGTAATATGGAATTAGCAAGAAGAGCATCTTTAAAAGTTATGTATTCTGGTACTGATATTTCAAAGTATATAAATAATCAAATAAGTAGTTTTAGTTATGTCGATTGTGCTAAAGGTGAAGCAGACACAATTGACATAACTTTGTCTGACGAAAATAATCAGTGGATAAACAATAATATGCTAAATAAATATGATCATATTTATGCAGAAATTAACACTCTAAATTGGAACAAATTTGGCGAAACACAAAGATTGAACTGTGGTGATTTTTTAATAGATGAACCTAGTTTCTCAGGCCCACCTGATACAGTAGTAATTCAAGCAATCTCAAAACCAAGTAATTCAAATTTTACAGAAACTAAAAATTCTAAGGTTTGGATTAATGCCACAGTAGAAGAGATAGCAAATGAAATCGCAAAAAGAAATGGATTAAAACTATTCTATGATGCAGATAGAATTACTGTTGGGACCAGTGAACAAAGTGAAAATTCTGACATGAGTTATTTAACGGAATTAACTGAGACGTATGGATTAGCATTTAAATTAACAGATAAAACAATTGTTATTTTTAGTGAAAAACAGTATGAGAGTAAACCGGCAGTATATACAGTTGTTAAAAATAAAAAAGATACTATAAGTTATGATTTTAAGAGCCAATTGACTAATACAGCATATGATTCTTGTAAAATAACTTACATAGATGCTGATGGTACCTATAAAGAGTATAAATATTCTATTTATGAGCCTAAGGACAATGAAGAATTAAAAGAATATAAAATTAACACTATAGCAAAGTCTTATGCTGAAGCTGAAATATTAGTTATGAGTAAATTAAGGCAGTTAAATAAAAAAGAAGTATCTGGATCTATAACACTTATAGGAAATGTTAGTTTGGTCGGTGGGGTTAATGTTAATGTAAGTGGTTTTGGAAAGTTTGATGGAAAATATTTTGTAGACAGAGCTATACATGAACTTCCAAACTACAATACTACAATTGAAGTACATAAATGTTTGGAGGGATATTAAATGATTAGGGAAGGAAGAGTAAGTTCAATAAATAATAATAAAGTAAAAGTATTTTTTCCTGATAAAGACAATATGACAAGTGATGATTTGTTTATTGTTGTATCGATAAATTCTGCTTTTAATTCTAATGATAACAGCTTTCCATACTTAAGTGTTAATGATAGAGTCTTAATTGGTTACACAAATGAAAAACAAGGATATATAATAGGCAAAATTATAACTTAATTCTAGGAGGGAGAAGAATGATAGGTACATTTGCAGGAGTAGTTTTTGAAGTATCAGATTCTAAGAAATATACAATTAAAGATGTAAGCAGAAGCGCAGAAAGCAGATGGTCATCACATGATGTTATTGGAAGTAAACCTAAAAGCTCCTTTGATGGTCCTGGACTAGATACAATAGATTTTACAATTGAACTAGATATGTTGAGTGGTGTCGATGTAAAAAGTGAACTTGATAAATGGTTAAATTTTGTTCGTACAGGTATTGTTGATACATTAATTATAGGAGTTCCATTAGGTGTGTACAAATGGAAGGTAGTATCCGTTGAGCAAGGTTTAGATATTATTAATAATAATGGGAAAATACTTAAAGGCACACTTAATGTAAGTATGGAGGAATATGTATGATAGTACTAAATGAATCAATTATTACAGGTGGTGTTGATAAAAGTCAAATAACTAGAATTAAAAATTTATTAAGCACTCCTGTGGGAAGTGTTCCTTATGATAGAAATTTTGGTATTGATTACTCTATTTTAGATAGACCAGTTGTTGAAGCAAAAGTTTTATTAATGGCCGAGATCATAAACAAAATTAGAAAGTACGAACCTGAAATAGTTTCAATAGAAATAAATTTCAGCGTTAAAGGTAGTAGTTTAATTCCATTGGTGGTGATAAAAAATGAGTAGATTAAGCAATATTCCTGATATAAACTTTTTATGTGTTGATCCTGAAACAATAATATCAAATATGATAAATATATACCAGGAAGAATATGAAAAAGAAACTGGAATTAAAAAGATATTAAAGCCAGGAGATAGTGAAAGAATTGAAATATTGACATTTGCGAGCATGATAATATCTGGCTATGAGTATATTAATAATTCAGCTAAGCAGAATCTATTAAAATATGCTTTAGAGAGTAAATTAGATAATTTAGGGGCATTGACTAATACACCAAGAAATCAATCAAAAGCTGCAGTTACTAAAGTTAGATTTACTTTATCTACTACATTGACAGAGAGTGTAACTATTCCAAGTGGTACCAGAGTAAGTGCTGGTGATAGTATATTTTTTAAAACAATACAGGCAGAAATTATAGCTGCTGGAACTACATATAAAGATATAATATGTGAATGTACTACAAAAGGTAGTATAGGTAATAAATATTTAGTTGGACAAATTAATATACTTGTAGACACTATACCATATGTAAAAAGTGTAAGTAACACTGAAGCTTCACAAGGTGGTGCAGATATTGAAAGTGATGATAATTACGCAGAGAGAATATATTTAAAGCCAAATAGTTTTTCTGTAGCTGGACCTGCTCTAGCATATGAATACTTTGCTAAAGAGTTTTCTAGTTCTATATCTGATGTTAAGGTTAATAGCAGCGCTGCTGGAAATGTATCAGTAGTATGTTTATTGGAAAATGGAGTGTTACCACAATCTGCTTTTTTAACGTCTCTTAAAAATTACCTTGAAGATAAAAGACCATTAACAGATAATCTATCTGTAGTTGCTCCTACTGCAGTAAATTATACAATAAATTTCACTTATTATATCAGTTCTAGTAATATTGATATTGTAGAGACTATTAAAACTAATGTAACTAAAGCTGCAAATCAATATATATCAAGTCAAAAGAATAAAATAGGTAAAGATATCAATCCAGATGAATTAATTGAATTAGTTAGAAAAGCAGGTGCAAAAAGATTAGTAATAACCTCGCCTACATTTACAACTGTAAATAATAGTTCTGTGGCTATTGCTAATGCTATTCCAACTGTAACATTTGGAGGACTAGAAGATGATTAATATTAATCAAATAAAATATATTAATTTACTTCCACCAAATTTTAAAAATGCACACAATAAAGCATTAAGTAAAACAATAGAAACAGAATTTTTAAATCTAATACAAAATATTAAATATGTTAATATCTATTCTAACATAGATAACTTAGAAGGTTTTGTATTAGATCATTTGGCTTTACAAATGCGTGTAGATGGCTACTTAAATTCATTCAATATACAGACTAAGAGACTATTAATTAAAAATAGTCTTATTTACTTTATGAAAATGGGAACAAAAGCTGCTATTGAAGATAAAGTTACAGCAATATTTGGTGACGGTACAGTGATTGAGTGGTTTGAAGAATCTGCTGCTACATTTACATTTAAGGTAGAAACAACAAATCAAAACGCAAATGAAAGTATGGCTGACGAATTTGCAAGGGTAATAAAGTCAGTTAAAAATGCACGCTCAGTATTAAGTGAGGTGGTAGTTAAACTAACTGATCCACAAAAAACTTATATAGGCAATATAATTCATATTTCAGATAATTTTATTTTAAGGCAGGTGAATAGTTAGATGGCTTTTAATGGTATTTATATAACGGATTTAGGTAAAAACTTATTGGCAAAAGCATTAACTGGAAAAACTTTAAATTTCACTAAAATTAAATTAGGTGATGGAGCTCTTACCTCACAAGATATATCAGCAATGACTAACTTAATAAACGTGGTAAAAACATTAGATATAACAAAGTTAAAGGTTAATACTAATACAGGTGAAGCGACTATTGAAACATATTTCTCCAATCAAACTGTCACTACAGGGTTTTATATGCGAGAGATAGGTGTTTATGCTACTGATCCAGATATAGGTGAAATATTATATATGTATGGCAATGCTGGAAGTTCTGCTGAATATATACCGGCATATAGTGCTTCAACTATAATTGAAAGAAATATGTCTATAGTAGCATCAATAAGCAATGCCACAACAATAACTGCCACTTTAGCAAGCAATATATATGCTAAGTCCTCTGATTTAATTGGTACCAATATAGCAATATCTGATGCAGGTAATTATTATACAGGCGCTAATACAGAAATAATACTCCAAGAAATTGGTGCGAAAATGGAACAAAAAGCGGACAAACTTGGTAAAGAATTACCAACACTAGATTTAAATTCACTAATAACCACAGGGAATTATTGGTGTGGAGACTTCTCTATAGTTTTTAATATCCCTACTGGGGCTAATAACAGTTATGGTACAGTTACAGTTGATAATTGTGGGCTTTATATAATACAATACTTATTCGTTGGGGGTAGCTCGCTATATACAAGATTTAGCCCAAACGGAACAACGTGGTATGAATGGAAACAAATTTCAACAACAGATAAAATAGATATTTCATCAACTCTTGCTGTGGGATGGCAGATTTATGCGAATGATTGGATTGGATTTCAAATTACAAAAAGCGGTGGATATTGCAATATTAATGCTAATATAAAAAACACGTCCATTATCAATACAGATGTAACTATTGCTAATATATCTGATGTAAATTATAAACCAATAAAAAGAATGCCTCTGAAACTTAAGACTTACAATTCATCAACAATGTACAATTTGGCTATTTATCCTGATGGTACAATACGCACAACAGAGCAAATCCCTATAATAGGTGGGAGTTTTTACTATATAGACGGGGGGTATCCGACATTATGATAACAACAGAATTAGAATTTAAAAGTAATATAATATCAATTAATAACCAACCTGTTTATCCTCAATATACTTGCGACAAATACTATTTTAATGAAGAATTAAAAGAATATGTTTATGAAAATTTAGTAATTACAAAAACAGCGCAGCAAGTTTATGATGAGCAACAAAATGCTGTTATTGCACTAGAGCCGAGCCAACAAGACACTTTAAATGCACAGTTATTAAAAGACAACGCAACAATGAAAGTAGAAATTAATAATCAAAAAACTTTAAATTCTCAATTACTGTTGGAAATAGCAAAGTTAAAACAAGGAGGTACTGCAAATGTTTAGTTATATTAAAGAGTATTACAAAATGGGTTTATATACAGCAACTGACTTAGATGTATTTGTTAGTGCTAAGATGATAACGGAAATGGAAAAACAAGATATAATGTCCGCTTTATAAACATTAAGCGGACAAAATTAAATTTAAATAAGGCATAGGAAAGCACTAGAAATAGTGTTATTTTTATGCCTTTAAAAATAAGAGGTGGTAAATGCGAATAAATATTTTAGATTATATAAAATCAATAAGTGAAACAAATCCTGTTATATCAATATTGCTTGGCACTATTACATATATACTATTTCCAGAACAGGCATATTTAACAGCCTTTTGCGCTGTTTTAGGTGTAATGGTGCTTGATGTTATAACAAAGTATTACTCTATAGCCACCAATCACGGTGGCTTTTGGAAAAGTCTAAAAAACAAATTTATTAACAGTAATAGTATGTGGGTTGGAACGTCAAGAAAGATATTTACTTACTTAATAATTTTTATAATGGTAGGGCTTTCTTATAGGGTTTCTCCTGTTGCTGGGGTAACATCATTCCTGGGAACAATAGTATACGCGCTTTTATTTTTAAGAGAATGTCAATCTATATTAGAAAATTTAGAGGATGCAGGAGCTGATGTTGCTTGGCTTACTGCTATAGTAAAAAAACGTAAAAAGAAAATTTTAGAAGATGAAGGAGTAAGTGAAAATGATGATAAATAATATTGATTTAACACCAATTTTGACAGCTATTATTGCGCTTATTGGAGCGATAATAACTTATTATGTAATACCTGTTTTAAAAGGCAAGATTTCGGCTAACACTTGGAATGAAATAATTAAGTGGGTAAAAATCGCTGTAGCCGCTGCTGAACAGATGAAAGAAGCAGGACTTTTGGATTATGACAAGAAAAATTATGTAATAAAATTTTTGAAATCTAAAGGTTATAAGATAAATGATGATGACTTAAATGCAGCAATAGAAGCAGCAGTTTATGAACTCAATTCTAATAAATTGACTTTTCTTGATGGAGTAACTGTTGAAGATCATATTATAGGAAGTGATGCTAATGAATCTAAAAAAGCTACTATTGACCAATAATGAATGTTATATAGCCAATAAAAATAAAAAGCATATTCCTAAAGGTGGACTATTACATTCCACTGGTGCAAATAATCCTTATTTATCGCGTTATATTGCACCTGATGATGGTTTGCTCGGAAAACCAAGTAGTCAACATTGGAATCAAGTATTGACAGGAGGAAGAAAAGCTTGCGTACATGCCTTTATCGGCAAATTAAAAGATGGTAGCGTTGCTACTTATCAAGTTTTACCATGGGATATGCCATGTTGGGGTAGTGGCTCGGGAAGTTTAGGACCTACTAAAAACGCTAACAACAATGGATATTTACAAGTTGAAATATGCGAAGATGGACTAAATGATAAAGATTACTTTGATTTAGTTTATAAAGAAGCAGTAGAGTTATTTGCGTATTGGAGCAAAAAATTTAATTGGAATCCATTAACTGATATTATATGTCATAGTGAAGGCCATAAAAAAGGCATATCAAGTAACCATGCTGATGTTATGCATTGGTTCCCTAAGTATGGAAAAAATATGGACCTATTTAGACAAGATGTTAAAAAGAAAATAGAACAAGGAGGCGAGGATATGACTGAAAAAGTATATAATACATTATCAGAGTGTCCAGATTATGCAAAACCAACTATAAAAAAACTTATAGATAAAAAACTTTTAAATGGATCCTCTAATGGACTAAATTTGACAGAAAGCATGTTAAGAATTTTAGTTATAACTGATAGAGCGGGATTATATAAATAGTATAAATAAGACCAGGGCAATAGTCCTGTTTCTTTTATGTCAAAAACGGGGGAAAGCCAGCTTTAGGGAACTGGCTTTCAATTTAATTAGAACGGTGTGGGTCACCGTTTTTTATTTTGCTTATATACATAATATACCATAATTTTACATTTGTCAATTCGATTATTTATAAGCTACATCTGCACTAGGTTATGCGAATAACAAGAAAGATTATTATATATCAACTGTTGAAAACCGATTATTGAACAAAATATAGCATCAAAGACAGCATCTTTTATACCAGGAATTAAATGGTTCCTGGTATTTTTTATTTTTTGACAAAATTTTCATATATGCTATAATAAATTAAAAACTATTTTGAGGTTACTATGTGGGTATTATCAATATTTCTAGTTTTATTGGGAGTTATTTTTGGATTGTTATTAAATGATAGAATAAATAAACCATTAGAAAAAATGTCTATTTATGAGACTGCTAAAATTATATGTCTGATTATTCCAACTATAATGAGTATGATTATTTTAGCATCTCTGTTTTTTTCTGAAAAGGTTAGTATAGAAGCAGGTGGACTTGGTATATTTGGGATTCTTGCAACTGTATGGCTTGGGTTAAGTATATATAATTCTATTGAAAAGAATGAGATTGAATTTTTAAAAACAGAATTAAAGAACTACAATAATGAGCAAAAATTAGAATTAATTAAATTAAAAGAGCAGTTATCTAATAATGAAAAAAATAATTTTATACAGTTAAAATTATCAATGGCTGATTTAAATCAAAATGTATATGAAAAACTTTTTAGATATAATGAAATTATAAATAAATATCCATTAGACTATATTGGTTATGTTTATAGAGCAAATTTATATTATAATATTAATGAATTTGGAAAATGTATTGAAGACTGCAACTTTATACTAAAAACTAATACTGATGCTTTAGTATATAATCTTAGAGGAATATCATATAGTAAACTAAAGAAATTTAATTTAGCAATTAAGGATTTTGAAAAATCTATTGAATTTGATGACAAAAATAGTTCTACATATTTTAATTTAGGTTTAACATATTTATCGTTAGAAAAGCCAAATATATCAATGAATTTATTTATTAAAGCTATCGAGCTTAATTCTTATAATATCCCAGCTTATATTGAACTTGGAATTTATTATAATTCTATTTCTGAATATAAAAAGGCAATAGACATATTAAGTGATGGAATAATATTAGATTCATTCAATGTTAATTTATATAAGCATAGAGCATTTTCTTATAGAGGATTGGAAATGTTTGATAAAGAAAAAAGTGATTTAGATAAAATAGTAAAAATAAATAATAGCAATATAAAATAAAAATAATATAACATTGAAAAAATGCAGGTATCTATTACCTGTATTTTTATATTGTGTGATAAATGGGTGGTCATGATTATAGTAATTTAAGAAAACAGTTGAAATAACATATATTTATCACTTGCATTTTTTATTATAAAAACTTCTTGACATTGTATCTGAATACACATATAATTGTATTCAGATACAATGGAGGTGAAAAAAATAACTGATAAAAGTAGAGCAGAATATTTCAAAGAGCGAAGAAAGACAAGAAAAGATTTTGGTGTTTTAATTGATAGGGAAAAATTAGAAAATTTTGAGGAAAAATTAAAAAATCAAAATACAACTAAGACAAAATGGCTTAATGAAAAAATTGATGAAGAGTTACAAAAAAAATAAGAAACAGGTTGCAGACTACCAATCAAACAAACCCGTTTCAAACCGAAGTTACCTTCTGTGAAATATTATATCATAGATTGGTACTTCTTTCAATACAAAAACGAGAGGAGTCTTTTTATGTGTGAAATTGCTGAAATGGAAAACCAATTAGCAATAAACAGCAGAGAAGTTGCTGATATGTTAGATATGAGACATGCAGATATTATAAGAAAGGTTATTAAATATAGCAATATTGTAACCAACGCAAAATTGCGTTCGTTGGATTATTTTATTGAATCAAGCTATATAGACAACAAGGGAGAAGTAAGACCATGTTACTTATTTACGAAAATGGGATGTGAATTTATAGCAAATAAATTTACTGGTGAGAAAGGTATAATCTTTACTGCAAAATATGTTAAGAAATTTAATGACATGGAGCAATCTAACTTTCAATCAGTTCAACCTGCTTTATTGTCTAAGTCAAATGAATTAAACAAGGATATGAAAACTGCATATAAACAGGCAAAATTTATATCAAAGATTATGGATGAAGCTGGAGCAAGTGCTGAATCTAAATTAAATGCAGTTAATAAAATATATGTTGCTGTTGGGATAGATTTATTTGAAAATAAACCTCTATATAGAAATGCCACTGATATAGAGTTTGATATGTTGTTTCAAGAGACAGTAAATAAATTTTCTGAGATGAATTATTTTGAATGTCAAAACTACATAATGAATATAAAAAATGATAATTCTATTGATGAAAAGTTAAAGAAAAATATCTTGTCTTTCTACTTATGTGCATATAAAATAGTTATTAAAAATAAATTACGTATATTATAAAATAGTAATTGAATTCTATATGTAAATATAGTAAAATAATATTGAAAAATACAGGTAAAAACTACCTGTATTTTTGTATCGTGTGATAGTACACAAAGCTGAGCTGGCATTACTATTTTCTTTTCACAGGTTACGCATATAGAGATTATAAGATTAGCTTCTACAGTTCCGTCAGGACACACAAATACATCTCTTGTAAGATTATTTGTCAATAATCTTCCTATAAATGATGCGTTGCAAATTTCTGTAAAGCGAGGTAAGAATGCTCCTTCAAATACTGATGGTAGACAAAGCTCAAAGAAGTTAGTTAATACTAATTCTCCACCATTGCCCGGAGCTGTAATTGGGAAGAAAGCTGTTAATACTTGAGTATTAGGGCAACCTCCACAGCAACCTTCATCCATAAATCTAACTTCCATATCGATTCTTACTAAACCTTTGATAACTACATTTTGACTACCGAATATTGGAGTTCCTCTTCCGATAGAATCACAACATGATGTGTCTATGAAAATAATTTTTTCTGAGAATTTTCCATCTGGACCTACAACTTTTTCATCTTCTCCGCCGCATTGTACAAATTGAGCTCCTTGAAGAGTAGTTTCAGGTTTTATTCTAAAGTTATCTGGTGATCTGCTATCTTTAGGATCAAAGAATTTTGTAACGTTGATAAAGTTAATTCCTGCAATAATTGCACCTTCTGGTAATCTAGGTGAGAATCTTAAGTTGTGTGCAAATGAAATACCTTGTAAATTAAATAAAGCTGCATCATATATTTTTTGTACATATACTGGCTCTAGTATTACATCGTCTAAATCGCCGTCCCAGAAGCAGCCTGATTGACCTATACAACATTTTTCTCTAATAATTCTTTCAGGGCTGACATTATTATTATTGTTATTATCATTATTACAACTGCTATTGCAATTGTTATTATTGTTTGCGCATGTCATGCAAATAAACCTCCTCTAAGTTTAATTTACTTTAATATATTCGTCTATGAAAATCTTGTTACTAATTGTTATAAAACATTTGATATAAATATCATATATATAAAATAATATTTATATTGAATTTTTTCTATCAATAAGTTAAAGTATTATTATATAAATTTTTTGGAGGAAAGCATGAAATTACCTATTGTTACATTTGAATTTGAAAATGGAGATATAATAAAAGCTGAACTTTACCCAGAATTAGCTAATAACACTGTAAGAAACTTTATATCTTTAATAAATAAAGGTTTTTATGACGGTAAAATATTTCATAGAGTTATAAAAGATTTTATGTTACAAGGTGGTTGCCCTAACGGAACAGGAATGGGTGGACCAGGATATAGTATTAAGGGCGAATTTGCATTAAATGGCTTTAAAAATGATTTAAAACACACAGAAGGTGTTTTATCTATGGCTAGAGCTATGAATCCTAATTCAGCTGGTTCACAGTTTTTTATAATGCATAAAAATTCTCCTCATCTAGATGGCCAATATGCTGCATTTGGAAAAGTTATAGAGGGTATGGATGTGGTTAATAAAATAGCTGACTGTAAAACAGATAGAACAGATAGACCAAAAGATGAAGTTAAGTTAAATAAAGTTACAGTTGATACTTTTGGAGAAAGTTACGAAGAGCCTGAAACTTTATAATCATTAAGAATGTAAAATTGAGAATTGAAAATTAACAAAAAATGCGACCTAGGTCGCATTTTTTATACACTTTCAATTCTCAAATCTCAATTTATTTAGTTCCAAATAATCTGTCACCAGCATCCCCTAGACCTGGGACAATGTATCCTTGCTCATTCATATCTTTATCAATTACAGGTGTATATATTTCGATATCTGGATGTGCTTCAGTTAATTTTTTAATTCCATACTCTGAACAAACAAGATGCATTGATTTTATATTTTTAACTCCATGTTTTTTAAGTAGATTAACAGCACCTATCATTGAGCCGCCCGTTGCAAGCATTGGCTCTGTTATAATAACTACTCTGCTTTCAATATCCTTTGGAAGTTTACAGTAATATTCTACAGGTTCTAATGTTTCTTCATTTCTATATAATCCAATATGACCAACTTTTGCATTAGGTATTAGATCTAATATTCCATCAACTAAACCAAGACCTGCTCTAAGAATTGGAACTATTGCTAAATCATACCCAGCTAATTCCTTGCCTACCATCATGGTTAAGGGTGTTTCTACTTCTTTGTCTTGTAAAGGAAGGTTTCTAGTAACTTCATAAGCCATAAGCATTGCAATTTCTCTAGCTAATTCTCTAAAGTCTTTAGAAGTGGTATTTTTGTCTCTTAAAATAGAAATTTTATGTTGAATTAAAGGGTGTGTAATTAATGTTACATTTGGGTGCATAAGAATCTCCTTTGTATATTAAAAT